AACAATAAAAATTATTAACCCAAAGAGAGAAAAAAATGAGTCTAAATAAAGCAAACATTTAACCTTTTAAAAAAATTAACATGAAAAGCGAAGTATATAATTGTGACAATATGGAACTAATGGCTAAATATCCTGATAATCATTTCGAGCTGGCTATTGTTGATCCGCCTTATGGGATTGGGTTCGGAGATTTTAACCGAACAAACAAAACCCCTAGCGGTAAAAGAGTCAAGGCTGATAAATACAAAAATTCCAATTGGGACAATGCTATTCCTAACGATGATTTTTTCAAAGAACTTTTTAGGGTAAGTAAAAATCAAATAATATGGGGGGGTAATTATTTTCCTTATTTGTGGAAAAATGGCTGTAGAGGTTTTATTTTTTGGCACAAAGGAAATCCAGTGCCTAATTTTTCAGATGGTGAGTTAGCTTGGACATCATTCGATAAAGTAGCAAAGCAATTTAATTTCAAATATTATGGTAATTTAGAAGGCTCAACTTGTGCAGAGAAAAAAATTCACCCAACCCAAAAACCAGTAGCCTTATATAAATGGCTTTTATCAAGATACGCAAAAGAAGGCGATAAAATCCTAGATACTCACCTAGGAAGCGGAAGCAGTAGAATAGCCGCCCAAGAAATGAAATTTGATTTTGTTGGCTGCGAACTTGATGAGGATTATTTCAAGGAAGCTGAACAGCGTTATCAAGAACACATTAAGCAACTAATTTTATTTTAAACAAAATGGCACAAATGACAAAAGCAGATCAACTTCTAGGAATTGATGCTGGCAAATTCTTCGATGATCCCCTTGGTTGGGCTGCATATTCCTTTGATTGGAGTGGTGACCCTTCAATGCAGATCGTAAAGACTCCGGAGAAATACAAACATATCTGGAAAAGTGAATATGGATTAGATGAATGGGCGATGGATTTGCTTTCAGATTGGGAAAAAGCAATCAAAGTCAATGGATTTAATGGCAAAAAAGCAGTCAAGGCCTTTCAAGCAGCTATAACCTCCGGACATGGTATCGGGAAAAGTACGCTGACGGCTCTAATAATCCTCTTCATTATGTCAACTCGTCCCAATTCGAAGGGAATAATCACCGCCGGAACTTCTGACCAGCTCCGAACTAAGACATGGGCCGAGCTAGGAAAGTGGAAAAAGCGCTGTGTCTTTGGCCATTGGTTTGAATATAACAACGGAAAGGGTAACATGAACCTTTACCACAAGGATTATCCGGAAGCGTGGAGAGCTGATGCGATGACTTGCCGTGAAGAGAATTCAGAATCCTTTGCTGGTTTACACGCTGCGACTGCCTCACCTTTCTTTATTTTCGATGAAGCCTCCGCAATACCCAATTCGATTTGGGATGTGGCCGAGGGTGGAATGACAGATGGAGAGCCTTTCTGGTTTGCATTTGGAAACCCCACAAGAAACTCTGGTCGATTCCGTGAATGTTTCAGGAAATTTCGCCACCGTTGGCTTAATCGTTGCGTTGATAGTCGAGATGTTCAGATCACCAACAAAGAGAAGATCAAAGAATGGGAAGATGATCACGGCGTGGACTCGGATTTCTTCAAGGTTCGTGTCAAAGGAGTCTTTCCATCTCAATCAATCAAGCAATTCTTCCCAGAAGACATCACCGATGCAGCACGAGGAAGACAAATCAAGCCTCACCAATACACATTTGCACCAAAAGTCCTCACCGTTGATCCAGCTTGGGAAGGTGACGATGCGATTGAGATTGGTTTGTTGCAAGGATTGGTCTTCAAACTACTCAAAACTATTCCTAAAAATGACAATGATGTTGATATTGCGACGATTGTTGCTCAATTGGAAGATACTCATCAAGCCGATGGAGTCAATATTGATGCTGGTTATGGCACAGGGATTGTCTCAATTGGTAGAACATGGGGGAGAGATTGGAATCTAATTTGGTTTGCTGGTAAGTCTCCGGATGAAGGATATTTGAACATGAGAGCCTACATGGCAGGCATGGGGAAGAAGTGGTTGATCGAGGGTGGTTGTCTTCCGGACAATGACGAGCTTTATTCTGACTTGCAAAATACAGAAACCGTTTCAAATATGTCGGGGAAGATTCAACTTGAAAGCAAAAAGGACATGAAGGCAAGGGGTCTAAGATCACCTAACAAGATGGATTCTTGGATGCTGGGCTTCGCTCTGCCGATTACAAAGAAGGTAACTCTAGTGACGGGACAGCAAGGACAGGACGAGGTTTGTGACCAAATGGATGATTGACAATTAAAAAGAGTTTGCATTTAGCAACAACTAGAGATAAAATCTCATTGTAAATAAATTTTATGAGCGGACGGGCTAATTAAAATTATATAAACATTATGTGTACAGTAAGCGCTCCGTCAATTCCTACCCCTCCTCCTCCTCCTCCTGAACCAATACAATCAACCGAGGTAACAGCCGAAGCAAGCAAGGCTAGATCGGAACAAAAATCAAAGTCAAATAGGAATCAAGGAAGAAAATCAACGATTCTTACTGGCGCTCAAGGCCTTCAAGACAAAGCGAAAACAGCAGGCAAAACCTTATTAGGACAATAATTTATGCAACTAGGCGCAAAAGTAATGAACAGATTCAAGTCGCGTTTAAAGGCTTTGAAGAGTGAATATAACACTTTCGAATCTCATCATCGCGAGTTGGCCGAATATAACCTGCCACGAATTGGTCGCTGGTTATCTTCTGATACCAATAAAGGCGGAAAGAAGAATGGCAAGATCATTGACAACACCGCGAAGATGGCCCTTGGGGTTTTGTCTTCCGGTATGATGTCAAATCTTACTTCTCCTGCTCGCCCTTGGTTCAATCTTGCTCATCCAGACCCAGACATGCAGGAAAGAAAGGCTGTAAAAGTTTGGAATAAGATTGTAATGCAACGCATGAATGCAGTCTTTACCCGTTCAAATCTTTATGATTCTTTGCCTAGATGTTATTCCGAGCTTGGTTTATTTGGAAATGCAGCGGTTGGAGTATTTGAAGATGAAGATGACACAATTTTCACACAAACTTACACTCAAGGCGAATATTGGGTTGCCAATGACAAGAAGGGAATCGTCAACACCTTTGGCCGTGAATATCGTTTGACGGTTGGTCAAGTTGTTGAAATGTATGGCGAGGATAAAGTCTCATCATCCATAAAAGATCAATATAATCGTGGCGCTCTTGATTCATGGGTTGACCTTTGTCACCTTGTTGAGCCAAATGTTGGAAGAGATTTAACCAAAATTGATTCAATCAATAAACCTTTCCGCGATGTTGTTTGGGAAAAGTCCGCAGATTCAAATGTTTTAAGCTTCAAAGGTTATGAAGAGTTCCCAATTCTTGTGCCTAGATGGGATTTAAACTCTGGTGATGTTTATGCTTCATCTTCACCCGGAATGGATGCTCTAGGTGATGCCAAACAATTACAATTACACGAGAAGAGAAGTTCAGAAGCGGTGGAAAAGATGGTTCGCCCTTCAATGGTTGCTGATCCTACCATGAGAAATAAGCACAAATCCCAATTACCGGGTGGCGTGACTTACTCTTCATTTGTAAATGGTCGCCCCGGATTCCAAGAAGCTTATCGAGTTGATTTAAGGCTTAATGAACTTGAGCAAAAATCAGAACAAATCAGATCAAGAATAAGAGCAGCTTATTTCACAGATCTTTTCCTTATGCTTTCCAATTCAGATCGTCGTCAAATTACCGCGACCGAGATTGAAAAGAAGTATGAAGAGAAATTATTGATGCTTGGGCCAGTTCTTGAGAGATTAAATAAAGAATTACTAGACAGATTAGTAAACAGAACTTTCAATATCATGTGGAGAAGAGGCGAGATCCCTGCTCCACCGCCAGAATTACATGGCGTTGATATGAAAATTGAATATGTGTCCGTGTTACACCAAGCGCAAAGAGCGGTTGGAGTTTCTGCGGTGGATAGATTGATGGGCTTCGCGGCTAACATCATCAATTTAAATCCATCTTCAAGACACAAACTGAATTTTGACCAAACCATTGATGATTATTCATTGATGCTAGGAACGAATCCATCCCTTATCAGAAGTGATGAGGAGGCCCAACAGCTCGTTGAAGCAGAAGCGCAAGCCCAGCAACAACAGCAGCAAGCCATGATGGGAGCAGAAGCGGCAAAGACTATTAAGGATTTGTCACAAGCTCAAGGAGCGAATGGAAACGCTCTTGAATCCCTTATTAACCAAACACAATAATAAAAATGACGAGTAAAACTAAACTGACGAAAGCACAGAAAGCTAAAATGGAAGAGTTAAGAGCCAAGAATGGCCCGACTCCAAGTGAGCTTCGTGATAAATACAAAGGCCTTAAAATCTTTGTGGCAATACCTTCTGGGACTATGGTTCATGCTGATTTTGCAATGTCTTTGGCTGCATTATCTAACCACACGACCTCTGTTAATTTAAGAATTGCCTTAAATAACACAAAGGGCGCGGAGATTGCTCACAGTCGCAACACTCAAATTGCACAAGCGGAACAAATGGGTGCAACTCATATCGTATTTATTGACTCTGACATGGTATTTCCACCAATCACGATTCAAAGATTCATCGATGTGATGATTGATACTGCAAAAGGTGAGGGACAATCATTGCCTCCCGTGAAGATCTTAGGTGCTACCGTGCCAAAAAGACGCTTCCCGTATTGCCAAGTTGCTAAAGGTTTGGATGGTGAGAGATTATCAATTCAACCAAACGAACAAAGAGGAGTTACCGAGATTTCAGAAATTGGAACAGGGCTTTTGATGTTTGAAATGAGTGTCTTCAAAGAACTTGCTCAACCTTATTGCTCGCCTTACTACAAGAACGGCAAGGATGGCAAGCCAGATTTGATGCAAAGAGTGAGTGAAGATTT